CATCAGAAGTTGGTTGGGCAAACTACAAACGTGTTGCCGATGGCATCATGACCATGCTCAACCGCACGGGACTTCTTCACGGGTATAGCTTCAACAGTTGGAGTGATGTCGTTACATATGACGAAGCCTTTATCGAAGAGTGGTTGGATTCTCCGCAGACCTCCCTATACTACAGTCTACAAGTTATGGGAGATACACAAGACAAGTCAGATGTTTATGCTGCACTTCAGTCAGATGTTGATGAGTACCTTGCAGACATTCTTAATGAAGAACCGACCTGCGATTGTCAAGAATGAATCCGTATCAAAAACTACTCGAAAGAAAAAGAACCTGGACGCCGGTCCAGACGACTGCTGGTACAGTCAAAGAAGGGGCAGAACAGGTGTTAAGCCGTGCCCTTGCCTTGCGGCACATGGAACTTCCTGTGGGAGATTTTATCAATGACGCTCTCGCTTCCGAAGTTCCGGAAATGGCACGTGAGCTACTGGTCTCCAACGTCAAAGACGAAGAGAAACATGACCTCGCTCTTGGTTACATTGCCAATGCTCACGGGGTTGATGAAAAGGCTGAGGCTGAGGCGCTTCGGCTACGCGATGCTTGGACATCGCATCCAGATCACACTATCACGAAAGCAATGGTGGCCGAACGTGCAATTTTTTTCGTTCTTTTACCACTCATGCGCTTTACTGGTGACGGTGGATTTAGAACAGTAAGTGCTGACATCTCCAGAGATGAACAAATTCACGTGGCTGCCAATAGTTTGGTTCATACTGAGCTGGGGTATAACATCAGTCCTTCTCTTGATAAACTCAGGAAGGCAACTATCAATTGGGTAATGCAACCACTGTCTGCATCTAACCCTGATAAATATCTGAACAAAAAATTTTGGCTGGATTCTAGCGACCGCCTGATGTATGAAGGCAAAGCTCCTGAGCTTGCTGCCACCAGGGCTAGCAGAGTCCCAGCGTTCTTTGAACATGCAAATACAGACCTCCCACAGTACGCTTAACATTGGCTTGACTGTGGAACGGTTGTTGGAAGAGCTGGAGGACAAGTTTCCTCCATCTCAACCGACACCAGAAACACCCATCAATCAAATAATGTATCGCTCCGGTCAACGGAGCATTGTTGACTTTATTAAATCTCGTATTGAGGAAGACTAATCATGTGTGGAGGAGGAAGAGAGCGCCGTGCACGTAAGCGTGCAGAAAAGGCAGCTCGTGAGGCTCGTGCAGAAGCCGCACGTCGTGAACGTGAAGCTATTGCACGTGCAGAAGCACAAGCACAACGGATGCTGGAACAGCAACGCAAGTCCTACGAGGCTATGCAAGCGATGATTCCAAAACCGCCGCCGGTCCCCAAGGCACGGCCTGCATCTACAAGAGTTGAAACATCAACTACACCAACGCCAGAACCAAAACCTTCTGGGTATACACCTAACGACCAAAGGGTCCGGTTCGGAAGTGACATGGATGGTGGTGTCAAACTTAGAAAACCAAAGAAACGTCAACGCCGTGGCCGTAGCAGTCTGCTAATTGGACTTGCTCCTGGTGTACGTGGTGCAGGACGTGGCCCAAATATCGGTTAATTAAATGACTGCAAGAAAAAGGTACGATGCATTATCTAGTAACCGTTCCGAGTTTCTAAACGTTGCAGTTCGGTGTTCAAGACTTACACTTCCTTATCTCATTCGTGAAGATCAAGGCCTAACTACACACGAAAAACTTATTCAGCCGTGGCAATCGGTCGGATCCAAAGCGGTGACGACTCTTAGTAGTAAGTTGATGCTTGCGCTTCTTCCGCCACAAACTACATTTTTTAAGTTACAAGTTCGTGATGAGAAACTAGGCACTGAACTTCCAGCAGACATTAAATCAGAACTCGATCTGAGCTTTGCAAAGATTGAACGCATGGTGATGCAATCCATCGCTGCGTCTACTGATCGCGTTACCATCCACCAAGCTATCAAGCATCTGGTCGTTGGTGGTAACGCACTTCTGTTTATGGATAAGGATAACATTAAGCATTACCCACTGAACAGATACGTTGTAGATCGAGATGGAAACGGCAATGTTATTGAGATCGTTACCAAAGAGCTGATCAACAAAAAGCTTTTGCCTGGTGTTGTACAGCAACAGCTTGGTTCAAAACTAAATGATGTAAACAACAACACAACCACTATCAACGGTGAAGACGTAGAGATCTTTACCCACTGCCGTCGGGAAAACAACAGAATGGTCTGGCACCAAGAGGTGTTTGACATGGTCATTCCTGGTAGTCAAGGTAAAGCACCTTTGTCTGCAAATCCTTGGCTCGTATTAAGATTTGCAGCGGTTGATGGTGAGAACTACGGTAGGGGTAGAGTAGAAGAATTTCTTGGTGATCTTCGATCTCTCGAAGCACTGTCTCAGGCACTTGTAGAAGGTAGCGCGGCTGCTGCGAAGGTTGTATTCCTCGTCAGTCCGTCCTCTACAACTAAGCCACAGACTATTGCCGCCGCAGGTAACGGAGCTATTGTACAGGGAAGACCTGATGATGTCTCTGTTATCCAGGTAGGTAAGACTGCTGACTTTGCCACCGCTTCAAACATGGCAAGTGTTCTTGAACGTCGTATTGCTGAGGGCTTTATGCAACTCAACATTCGACAATCAGAACGCACAACTGCCGAAGAGGTCCGCCTCACACAACTCGAATTGGAACAAGGATTGGGGGGACTATTCTCCCTTCTGACTGTTGAGTTCCTTGTGCCTTACCTGAACCGCAAGCTCATGGTATTGCAACGCACTGGTGAAGTTCCTAAGATTCCTAAAGACCTTGTCAACCCAACCATCGTTGCCGGTATCAATGCATTAGGCCGCGGCCAAGATCGAGAAGCATTGACTACATTTATCACAACGATTGCACAGACAATTGGACCTGAGGCAATGATGACGTACATCAACCCAGACGAAGCCATCAAACGATTGGCTGCCGCACAGGGTATTGATGTGCTCGGCCTTGTCAAAGGTATGGAGCAGCAAGAGGAAGAGGCTGATGCAGCAGCGGAAACCCAGGAAGAGCAGATGATGACTCAACAAATGGGTCAGATGCTCAAGTCTCCTATCCTTGATCCAACTAAGAACCCCAACGCACCTGAAGTTATCAACAATGCGATGGGTCAAGAAATTGTACCACCTATTGACCAACCACCCCAGCAACAGTAATGGCCGAAATTCTAACCTACGATCCCAGTGACGATCCTCAAGCCGTACAGTCAGCAGAAGCACGTGATGCTGAAAACCTTGCTGTAGCTGAACAGCTTGAGCGTGAGCAAAATGAATTGCTTGCGGGTAAATATAAAGATGCTCAAGAACTTGAGAAAGCATACCTTGAACTGCAAAGCAAACTTGGTTCTGATAACCAAGAGGAAGCACAGGAAGGTGAAGCAGAGGGAGAAACACAAGAGGAAAGCGGTGACTATTCAGAAGAAGCACTTGAGTTTTTTCAAGCCGTCAACGACGAGTACGATGAAAACGGTAGTCTGTCTGAAGAGACACTAGAGTCTCTCAAAGAGATGTCCTCTGAGGAACTTCTCGATGCATACTTTGCAATGCAAGAACGCATGGGTTCAGAACCACAAGGCGTAGAGCTTAGTGAGTCTGATGTCACATCGATTCAGCAAAGTGTTGGGGGTGCTGACAACTACAATGCTCTTGTGTCCTGGGCAGCAGAAAACTTTGATCAAGCTGAAATCGAAGCGTTTGATGGTGTAGTTGAATCAGGCAACGTAGGTGCAATCAACCTTGCACTACAAGCCTTGTACTACCGATATACAGAAGCCGAGGGTATGGAGGGGCAACTTCTACAAGGCAAGGCTGCGGCACCCGCTAATGGGTTCCGTAGTCAGGCTGAGGTTGTCCGTGCCATGCAAGACCCACGGTACGACCGTGACCCTGCATACCGTGCAGAGGTCATGCAAAGACTAGAACAATCTGATCTTGATTTTTAACCATGCCTTACGGACCTGGAACATACGGATCGAAAGTAGGACGACCTCCTGCTAAGAAAAAGAAAATGAAAAAGCTGTCACCTAAACAGAAGAGGATGGCAAGTCTTGGTGGCAATCCAAATAAAATCGATGCTTCTGATCTGAAAATCCTGCGTGGCCGGAGGATGTCCTGATGGCACACAAAGGTAAAGGCTCTTGCGGAGGCAAGAAAGGTGGCAAAGGCTACAAGAAGTAGTACACGTTCTGTCAGTCTCAAGATTGGCGAACACAAATCGCCGACTGGCGGTCTCACCGCAAAGGGTCGTCGTAAATACAACAGAGCTACAGGGTCCAACCTCAAAGCACCTCAGCCACAAGGCGGACCACGCAAGCGTTCCTTTTGTGCCCGTATGTCTGGTGTGAAAGGGCCAATGAAAGACAGTAAGGGTCGTCCTACACGGAAGGCTCTTGCACTACGTAAATGGAAATGCTGACTTATGGCTAAACCCGGACTTTACGCTAACATCCACGCAAAACGTAAGCGCATCGCTGCAGGCAGTGGCGAGAAGATGCGTAAGCCTGGATCTAAAGGCGCACCGACTGCAGCAAACTTCAAGCGTGCTGCTAAAACTGCAAAACGAAATACTCGACGGGCTTGATTATGTTCGGTAATCACGCCTTCATGGCACGCAGGATGCAGCTCCGAAATCAAATCACTAACGCTGCAAGGAAAGGCGATTCTGCACAAGAAAGGAAGCTGCGCGATGAGTTGAAGAAACTAAACCTTAAAATTAAAAAGAAAAAGTAATGCCTAACAAAAAGAAAAAGAACAGTAACGTTGTTCTTGATTTTGCTCGTGGCTTTCTGACTAAAAAAGAAAACGTTGCTCCTGCTGCTAAGTTTGTGAAGGCACAGGAAAAGAAAAAAGCAATGCTGAAAAAACTAGGATACTAATCCAACACCACCATGGAATTTATCGACGTTTGGGATTTTGAACCAGAAACTGATTTAGAATTCTACATGAAAGTTTTCTTTGAGACAAAACCCGTTCTGTTTCCACCTTCTGATAATCTTACCTTCATGGACGGGTTTGTTGGATATACTATCCACAGATACAAACAGTTTCAGACCCAACTATTTATTGGACAACCCAATGCACCTGTGCCAGATCACATCCATCCGAACGTAGATAGTTTTGAGGTACCTATCCATGGCATTACCTTTAGACATTCTGGGTCAGTGATTGGTACACCAGAGACAATGAAGACTGGCAGAGCAGTTTACGTTCACCGCAATGACTGGCACGGCGGTGTCGTAGGACCTAACGGTGGCTGCTTCTTGTCAGTGCAGAAGTGGCTAAATGGCATCCCACCCACAAGCGTTGAACGCGACTGGGAGGGTGACACTATGGGGCCAATTCACGAAAAACTCCTAGACTGAAGCCGTACGTTCATCCCTTTCGGGACGCAGGCATCTTACTCATGGAACGGGGGGTAAGGTATTCGGAGTTCATCATGTCTCAAACTGCACAAAAAAAAGAAGTCGTCCTGACCTACCGGGGCGTTGCTTACGTTGTCAAGCGTAATGTCGCATCAAAGTAACAAAGCAAAAGCTGCCGTAACTTATTACGGTCCAGTCAATACACAAAAACAGGGAGAAAAAAAGGCCAAGACTAAAAAGTCCTGACCCTCTGCACCCCTCACATATAAGGTAACGAGCTTTCCACAATTGTAAAGCCCGAAGGACGGTTTAAGGAGTGGCTGACCGGAAAGCAGCCACGCCTGTGGGGCAGGCACCTCGGAGTAGGACCTGCCCTGCTTTGGCTTTTGGCCCGTACGCGGATACCCATTAGCCGTCTAGACGGTGGGATAGACCACAAAAAATTTGCTACAAAATTTTCCTAAAGCTTTAGGAGTTAGATAATACTTTTTACTCCTTACAATGGCACATCAAAGTTCTGACCTGACTACTAGCCTTTCACGGCCTGGTAGTCTTAATGGCGCGGCTGATTCTCGCGCCCTGTATTTGAAACTCTTCTCTGGAGAGATGTTCAAAGGCTTCGAGTATAACGCTATCGCCCGTGATATGGTGATGAAGCGTACTCTGAAGAGCGGCAAATCCATGCAGTTCATCTACACGGGCCGCACCACTGCTGAATATCACACCCCCGGAAATGCAATCCTCGGTAACTCCGACGGTGCACCTCCGGTGGCAGAGAAGACCATCACGGTTGACGATCTCTTGATCTCAAGTGCATTCGTTTACGACCTTGATGAGACTCTGGCTCACTACGAACTGCGTGGCGAGATCTCTAAAAAGATCGGCTATGCACTCGCACAAAAGTATGACCGTCTGATCTTCCGCGCTATCACTCGCGGTGCTCGGGCTAAGTCTCCTGTCCAAAAATCCTCTTTCATCGAGCCCGGCGGAACCCAAATTCGTGTTGGTTCCTCTGGTACTGCTGCTTCTGATGCATACGATTCTGCCAAACTTGTGGCTGCTTTCTATGACGCTGCTGCTGCACTTGACGAAAAAGGTGTTAGTTCCGAAGGTCGCGTGGGTGTACTTAACCCTCGCCAATACTATGAACTGATCCAAGCTGTTGGCAGCAACGGATTGGTGAACCGGGACGAGCAAGGCACTGCGCTGCAAGGCGGCCAGGGCATCATCGAAATTGCAGGCATCAAGATCTACAAGTCGATGAACATCCCATTCTTCTCTCAGTACGGTACTAAGTTTGGTACTGCTTCTGCCACCAACCCTGGTGTCGCTGATCCTGGCGAGACCGGTTCGTTCGTGGGTGAAGCCATTGAAGATGGTCGTAATAGCGTGACCGGTATCAACAACGATTACGGTCAAGCTTCTAACTTCGCAAACTCCTGCGGCCTCATCTTCCAACGTGAAGCTGCTGGTTGTGTCGAAGCTATCGGACCTCAAGTTCAGGTCACCTCGGGTGACATCTCTGTGGTATACCAAGGTGATGTGATTTTGGGGCGCTTGGCTATGGGGGCAGATTACCTCAACCCCGCTGCAGCCGTTGAGCTGTTTGCTGGTACCGCCACTCCTCCGGCTCAGTTCGGTACGGTCCAAACCGCTACCAACAACGCTGGTTACGGCGGCTGATACATATCAGTTCTTATTCATACAGGGATCCTTCGGGGTCCCTTTTTTTTATTTTTAGACAGATATGCCTTTTCCTACTTATGCTGTGTCCACCGAACTGGATGCTGTAAATCAAATACTTAGCTCGGTGGGACAGGCTCCTGTCACCACTCTAGATCTGCAAAACCCGGAAGTCGCAATTGTCCTTAACACCTTACGAGAGGTGAACAAGCAAGTGCAGTCTGAGGGTTGGATCTTCAATACTGAACGTGAGTACACCCTGACCCCAGATTCAGTTACCAAAGAAATTGTGTATCCTTCCAACGCCTTGGCAATGGATACTGACGTTACCGGTGCAAACGCTAGTCTGGATACAGTACGCCGTAATGGCAAGCTGTACGACAGAATGCACCACACTTTTGAATTCACTAAAGAAATTAAAGCTAACATTGTCTGGCTCTTTGATTTCACTGACGTACCGCCTGCTATCCAACAGTACATCACTGCACGAGCTGCAAAGATGTGTGCAACCAAGATGGTTGGAGACAGAGAGATCTATCAACTCCTGACTGAACAGGAAGGCTTTACCCGTGCTGGTGCTATTGAGTACGAATGCAACCAAGGTGACTACAGCATGTTCGGGTTCAAAAACGGACAAGACTTCTACACCAGCTATCAACCATTTAATGCACTGATGCGATGAGAACAATCACCCAACGTATTCCCAACTTACTGTTGGGTGTTTCACAACAACCTGATCTACGCAAGTTTCCAGGACAAGTTGTATCTGCTGACAACGTGTTTCCTGACTATGCCCTCGGTATGCTCAAGCGGCCTGGCGGTAAATATGTCAGCAAGCTTGTCGATGCAAACACTGGCGGCAGGTGGTTTTCGATCATCCGAGATTCTAACGAAAAATATGTTGGACAATATGCTGACAACATTTTTCGTATTTGGGATCTCAGCGATGGTTCCGTAAGAAAAGTTGACATGGGTACACCGGGTACAAAAGGTGTCCCCAGCGGTTGTAACTACACGAACTTTCAGACAGATGTAGCTGCTTACAACACCGCAAGAGACGACACTGCTGCCAAGCTTACTATCCTCAAGACAAAACAAAAAGAGTTTGCAGAAGCCAAGGCTGGTCAGAACGAAACGGTTACGAGTGTCTTTACGACTACCACTGCATATCCTGTCGGTAGAATCAATGATGCCTTAACTACAGGTGTTATGCAGGATAAAGCAGGCAACATCACCTTCAAAAAGAATGGAGCTGTTGTCACTGGATCTGCATTTGCCAAAGGTACTGAACGCACTAATGAGCAACCATTGTTGGCCGCAGAAGGTTTTCGTATTTTTGAACTCAAAGAGACGGTAGCTGCTACGCACACGTCTGGTCAGTTGACGGCTGCAGAAACTGCACTGACCACTGCAAAGACAAATTACGACAACGCTGTTACTGCAGAAGCTACAGCTCTGACTAATTATACAAACGAGGTTACTGCCTGTACTATCAGCACTATCCCTAGCACTGAGTATCTAAACGGTGCGACGAATGATGACCTTGAGTTTTTGACGATCAATGACTTTACGTTTGTTTTGAACAAGGCGAAGACTGTTGCGATGACTAGCAACACTACTGCTGCTTTGCCTAACGAAGCATTCATTTCAATCAACGTTGTTTCTTACAACGCTTCGTACAAAGTCAAGATCAACAATACGACTGTAACACACAATACACCGTCTAAAGTAGACGACACTAACCCTGTACAAAACGACGCTAACTCGATCGCAACTGCAATCCGTAACGCTATCGATGGCCTTTCAGGGTTTAGCGCAACTGTTGTCGGTCCTGGCATCTACGTCAGTGGCACTAGCGCCTTTACGATCGAAGCCTCCGGTGGTGGTCAAGAGGATGCTATCACTGTGTTCCAAGACAAGATCAGAAATGCATCGCGTCTGCCAGCACAAGCAAAGAATGGTTATGTCGTTGCAGTTATTAACAGCACTGATCTGACTGTCGATGATTTGTACGTCAAGTTTGAAACGACAAACAGTGCGTCATTCGGTCCAGGCACATGGGTTGAAACGACTGGTCCAGGTATTAAGTTTGAGTTAGACTCAGCCACGTTGCCACACCAAATCGTTAGGCAATCAGACGGGTCGTTCAAGTACGAACCTGTTGTCTACAATGACAGGACAGTTGGTGATAACGAGACAAATCCAATCCCTTCATTTGTTGGCAAAAAAATTTCTAACCTTTTCTTCTACCGCAACCGTCTAGGTTTCCTTGCCGGTGACTCTGTGGTGTTGAGTAAAGCTGGTGATTTCTTTAACTTCTTTGCTACCTCTGCTGTCCAAGCCGTTGCTGATGACCCAATTGATATTTCTGCCAGTTCCACACGCCCTGCTATTCTTAAGTACGCACGCAGTTCCAGCGCAGGTCTTGTTCTGTTTGGTGAACGAGATCAGTTTCTGTTGAGCACTGACGGTGACGTTCTAAGCCCTACAACTGCAAAGGTAAATACACTCAGTTCGTTTGAATGTGATCCCAAAGTACAAGCTGAGTCACTGGGTACGACCATAGCTTTTGTTGCTAAGACACCACTGTTCACGCGTGTTTACGAACTAGCTGACATCAGCACAGATCGTGCACCTACCATGGGAGAGACGACGGCTATTGTGCCTGAGTTTATTCCTTCAACAGCAGACAGCTTTGTAACATCTTCTACACAGTCGATGATTTCTATCGGCACTATTGGTAGTAATAAGATGTTCCAGTATAGGTTCCTTGCACAAGACGATAAACGTGTGTCTAGCTGGTACACGTGGACACTGACAGGCAACCTATTAGATCAATTCTTTGATCAGAGCACCCTGTATGTTATTGTAACTTCAGACAGTCAGGTGTTCCTGAAGTCGTATGACCTCACACAGGCAAATGAAAGTGGATTCTTGACCCTGCCCACAGGTGAGAAGACTGACGTTTGTCTTGATAACTGGGTTGTAAACCCTGCTGCAAGCTATAGCAGCAGTACGAAAAAGACTACTATAACCCTACCTTATAGCCACTTAACTGGTAAAAAACTTGCTGTCATTGATACTAATGACGGTTCAGTTTACTTCCCTACAGTAAGCGGTTCTACCTTCACTATCAATGGTGACATACGGGGCGACGATATTGTTGTTGGTTACGTGTATACGATGGACATAGAACTGCCTAAGTTCTTCCGTCAGGAGACCGCACAAGGCTCTGCATCGTCCGATTTCACCAACGACCTTATTATCCACCGTATCAAGGTTAGCACAGGCCTTAGCGGCCCTATCACGTACCGCATAGACATCGACGGCATTGATCAGTACGACAAGACTATTGACGTTGCACAGCCGTATAACTATAACCTTAATAACGTCAACCTTAGTGCTGACGCTATTCACGATGTTCCACTCTACCAACGCAACGAAAACCTTCAAGTCAACATCATTGGCGACACACCATTTCCTGTCAGTCTGCTGGCAATGAACTGGGAAGGCAGGGTTGGTAATCGATTCTACGCACGATCCTAACTATGAAGATTGATATTAGACAAGCCACCCTGTCTGATATTCCTGCAGTTGCAGGTGATTTGTTGGAAGCTGGCATTGCAGACCTTAACCGTGCAGGCTACCAGCCTGTGCTTACCATGGCGTACGACGTCATGAATGACGATTCATATCTAGCTACAACAGAAGACGGCAAACCTATTTGTATGTTTGGTATCAGCGATACTGGATGTATTTGGTTGCACATGACTAACGAAGTACAAAAGTATCCCATTGCATTTATCAGGGCAGCTAAACGGTTCATCAACAACCTGGAACGTCCTATCCTATTCAACTGCATTGATATACAAAATACAAATTTAATTAAATTTATCAAACACCTAGGGTTCAAAGTTATCAACGTGGTAGCTGTTGAGCCGTCTAACAACTATCATGTGGAGATTGTAAAACTATGGCATGGATGGCCGCCATCTCGGCAGGTGCCGGGTTCCTAGGCAACATATTTGGTGGTGATGCTAAACGTGCTGCACAAATTGACCAAGCTGGTCGTCAGTATGTAGCACAAGTCAGAGCCGAAGGAAATCAAAGGGCACAAGCTAACTTTCAAAACACGTTTCAAAACCTTATGATCTCTGCCGCTAACGAGCGGACTAAAAAGATCTTCGGTAAGAAACTAGACATATACGATCAAAGTAAATTTTACAGATCAGAAGCTGCTGATTTAGCGTATCAAGCTAACCAACGTAAGCTGGATGAAATCTATGCACAAGCGAAGTTTGGTAGGCAAAAAGACGAAGCAGCTCTTGCAGCGTCTATTGGTAGCTGGAACGCATCTAACGAGGGCAACCGTGGTAGATCGTTTGAACTAGCACAACAGAAAAGTACGTTGGCAAAGTTTGGAATGGCATCTTCTGAGCTGTCTGAAAGTCTTGTCAGCGCACGTGTGTCAACTAGAGCTGCAGACAAAAACGTCAGGCGTCAACTAAGAGATGCTGAGTTCCAAGCTTACAGTCAGATTGCAATCCCACCAACATTGCAGAACAACCTGCCTAAGCCTGAGTTTGGGCCGATGGCACAAATGCAACTGCCTAAGTTCAACAGAGGACTTTCTATTGCTAGTGCCGCTCTTGGTGCTGTCAGTAGCTTTGCAGCTAATGCACCTGAAGGAACGTTCAGTAACTTCTTCGGTGGCGGTGGAGGATCACCCGCTCCTAAACCACCAGGTCTTAACTTAGAAGGTATTTCACAGTACATGAACTAATGCCTAAAGAATTTGAACCGGGTGCACGTTACCAAGGCTATGCTCAATCCCAAGGGTTTGATCCAATTAAGCCTGTTGACGTAACCCCTCTCCTACGGGAGAACAGACAAGTCGAACAAAACAATATGCAGCGTATGCTGGATCAGAGTCTGCAGGTTATGCGGATTGAAGCTGATGCAGAACGCCGCGCTATAGAGCAGCAGAACAGCGTTGCAGATTTAGTTGCTTCACAAGGTCTGGAAGATCTTGCAACGTTCTCACAAACTCTCACAAATAGTATTACTGCTTACAGAGACTACAGAAAAGAAAAAGACATCGAAGCTGGGATGGCTCTTGCCTATACCGATGGTTTGCCTGACTCCACCATGGAACAGTTCCGTCAACAGGAGTTGATGGCAGAGGAAGCAGCAATGCTTGCTAAGGGTGTCGGTGCCCAGCTCGAAGCAGAAGACGCACCTACTGACGTCGTGCAAAAAGCACGAAACCTTAGTGGCTGGAAAAGTTATGGATACGCACGTGGTATTGCACAGCTTGCTGGACAACAGTACGGTGCTTTTTACGAAGAGGCAGCTACGCGTGTTCAAATTGAACTTAACGGTCGTGCTGTAAATTTAGAGAATGCACAGAACAGTTCAGAGCGTGCTGCTGTCGAAGCAGAGATTCGTAGGCAGTATTTGAAGAACTTTGAAGGCATGAACCTTGCTCTACTCAATGAGTATTTGTTTCCTGCCATGAAGCGGTATGAAGTCAAAGCTGCTACTGAGTTTGCTATCGAACAGCGAGAACGACTTCAGGCTGAGCGTAAGACTGAAATGCTGGATTCGTTTTCAGGCTACGCTGCTAACAAGCAAATGGGTGTAGGCTTTGAAAAACTTCTAAGTCTTTACCAATACGATTTTGGTGGCAAAGGTAAGGCTCGTGATGCCCTTCTTAAACATGTCAAAGAAGGTTTGGATGCTGGTCTGTACAGTCCTGAAGACGTAGAAGATCTTCTCGATCATAAGATTATTATGAACGGGAAAGAAGTGACTATCCGTGAACAATTCAGAGTGCAGCTTGCCGCAATTGACATGGGCAAGTCTATTCACGAAGCTGGCCTACGTCCTATTGCAAGAGCACAGGAAGAGAAAAAAGCTAAGGAAACAGCTTTTATTCAGGATCTACAAGAAAAAGAAGCTAGCCGTGGTGTACCCTTGAGTGAAGGTGAACTGCAAGTTCTAAAACAATACGCTTATGGTGAAGACGGTCTTGGTCTTGGCTACATCCCTGAGTATCTAAAAGACTACGAGACTCGTAATGAGCAAGATCAAGCGGCTAGCCAAGACTATGCAGACTTACTGAAAGCACGTCAAGGCGGTGTCATTTACACCGAACAGGCTAGAGGTTTGCACCCGTCTGTTCGTATCAAAGAGGCTGCTAATATCCGTGACTCTGAACTGGTACGTCCAAGCGAAGTCTATGAAGCAGACGCAGATGATTCTATTGAAAGACTTGCTATCGATGAACTAAGAGCAGGTGGCGAGCTGCGTGGTGGTCTTGACGAAAAAGTTTTTATTGAAAATGCTAAAGATCATTACCTGCAACAGTATCAGCAGTATATGTTGTCTGATCAGTACACACCAGAAAAAGCACATAAACTTGCACTTAATGATGTAATCCAAAAGGCAAAAAACGATCAAGCATTTAGAGGCAGAAAAGCACCACCCTCAGGAGACAAAGATCTTGACAAAACTATTACTGAAGCTGAAAAAGCTTTGCAATCCGGTGGTTTTAATGTTCCCATTGCTGCTCTTGCCCCTGCAGTCGAACGGCTTGCAGAGTACCAAGAACAAGGAAAAACAGACATTCCCTACGAGTTCCACGCTGTTGCTCGCGCAATCCGTGGGGTAGATGGTTGGGACCTTGCTGCCATTCAATATAATGCACACGGCAAAGGCACCCTTCAAAAACCTGGTGTAGAGCAACGTATCGATGGCTACACTCCGTTAGTGCGGAGTTTGTTGCGTGAGTACAATACACCAAGTCGTACATTCAGAGCACAGCTTGAAGCTGAACGTTCTGGTCAAGATACAGAGCCATTCCTAGATTTAGTTAAATCCAAGGAAAGTGAAGCATACGGTGAGTACGACGCCATGAACACTGGCGGATCTCACGGTGGTCATAAGGCATACGGCTCGGCAAACAGTAAAGATGTGTTTGGCCGAGGCCTGTCAGAAATGACTATTGCTGAGGTGATGGACTTACAGGCACAGCAAAAAGTGTTTGCTGCAGGTGCTTATCAAATCATTCCAAACACCATGAAGATGGTCGTCCAACTTGCAGGCATTCCATTGGATGCCAAGTTCGACAAGGCAACACAAGACAGACTTGCTATGGCTCTTTACCATAACAGGGTTCGTCTTCATGGTACTAACCCAGATGCACTTATGTCTGGTCTTAGAAGCGAGTGGATCGGCCTGCAATACGTTCCCGACATCCAACTTCGACAGGCAATTGAACCACTTTCTGTATACAACCAACCACAATACATTCTGCCTGCACTGGCTGGAGGTAGTCAATGAGTGCTGATTTTATCGACGACCAGTTTATCCAAGATAAAGCTGCGTTCAAAAAAGAATTTAACGAACAAGAAGACAACAAAGCTCGTCTACTTGAAGAAGAAGAAGCCCGTAAAAAACAAGAGGCTGAAGCCAAAGACGTCAGCATTGCAGATGAACTTGGTACTGCACTAACTGGTGGTGTCAAAGACACGATCAGCTCAGCAGTCACTCTGCCTGAACGTGTGCAAGACATGTTCAACGGTGAGATGCAAGCTGCACAGGCTAAGGGTGAAGACTATGAACCTGAGTTTAACCCTCTTGGTGGCGACAACAACAAAATGAACAAGACCTGGTGGGGCAAAGCCATTCGTGGCGTTGTCCACTTCGGCACCATGGCAGGTGCTGTTGTACTGGGTGCAAAAGGTATTGCTGCTGCAGGTATCGGCGGTGGTATCAGTGCTGGCGCAGGCTGGCTAGCAGGTGCAGGTTCAACTGGCTTTGCTGCTAACGCTGCACGTGGTGCTGCTGTTGGTGCTGCCGGTGACCTTCTGTCTGAATACAGTCAGGATGCTAACGCTCTCGGTGAGCTGCGCGATCACTTTGGTCTTATTGACACACCATTGTCTACCAAAGACACTGACCATCCACTGATCAAAACTCTCAAGAATGTTGTTGAGGGTATGGGTATTGGTGTGGTTGCTGACGGTGTTGTCCGTGCTATTGGTCGGTCTCGTGTCGCTAGCTCCACAAAAGTAGATGCAAAACCTGACCGTACTGCTCTGCAGCAAGCTGATGCAGTCGTAGGTATGTCTCGTGCAAAAGCCGAAGACGCAACTAAAGCGGCTGTAGAAAAGGTACTTAGACAAAAAACTGCGCAATACCTTAACAACAAAGGTATCGATTTCAAGAAACTGTCGCCTGAAGATCAGATCGAACAGATGCTTGCTACAAAGAAGCGCAACCGTTCTGGGGCATACGACAGTTGGAACCCAGTCGAAAACGCAGATCAGCGTGCAGCACGTAAGGTAGAAGAGCGTAACAAATCAGTAGAGGATCAGACTATCGAGAAGGGCCGTGTCGAAATGGCAGACCCAGAGTTCCGTGGTCACAAAAACAAACCTATTGCTGATGCTCATCAGGGTTCGCCGAACTCTATGGGAAGCCCTTACGACATCCACAAACAAGCTGAGCGTATCCACAAAGAATATGGAGCTGAAGCGGGTAGCACCGACAATATCATTACCCCGACTGCTTCCGAACGTTATGCAAACGAAGGCTACGGCACTAAAGAAATCAACCTTAAGGTAGCCAAACAGTTTTTTGGTGAAGCCCGCCTGCAACGTCTACTGGCAGACCTGCGTTCAAAGCGTAAGTCCTTTGAAGAAACTTTCGGAAGTGCATTTGAAAAAATGCAGATTGTTACCGGTGGCAGGGATGCTGGTGAACTGACTCCTGAGCAGTATTGGAAACCGATCATGGATGATGTTCCATTCATGACTGGTGGCAAGGACAACATCGTGACCTGGTCGATGGAGAACGTAGTTGCGGCTGACTTGGTCAACGTGTCGTTGTTTAAGAAACTCCGTGACTTATCCATTGGTTCACGAGAACTAATCAAACTTGTAGACATCACAGATGTTGATGGTCCTGTCAAATCCATCCGTGACAACTTGATTGTCGGTTTGACTGAAACCAAACGTGCCCGATACACGATTAGCCAAGAGTTCCGTTCCCTGGCGGCACAGAACCCTGCATTAGCCAAAAAGACTGCTGATGAAGTAGCTGCAGCAGCTCATGAATCAAGCAAAGCACAGGTTGACATGATGCTTGACCTTGCACGCCAGGCACCCCGCGATGACTTTTTGCACGCTGTGCTAGAAGCATTCTCTATGTCTAATGACATTCTTAACTGGACTGACTTCGATGCATTCATGCGTCGTCGTTTGAAAGGTGAAACCACTGCATCTGGTGTCAAAAAAACAGGACAGCTCATTCGTGAACTGCAAGGTGTGATGATCAACAGTGTCCTTAGTGGACCTAAGACTCCCCTTCGGGCCATCATGGGCACAAGCACAGCCGTCTTCACACGCCCTATGGCACAGATGGTTGGTGGTCTTGCACAGTTTGTAGGCAACGGATTTAGCGATGCAAGTGCATTGCGTACTGCATTGGCATCTGCCAACGCTATGGTTCAAACGATTCCTGAAGCAGCTAAATACTTCAAGACTAGGACACAAGCTTATTGGTCTGGTGAACTAAGCAATATCAAGAGCAGGTACGCTGAATACTCTCCTGCAGATGAGCAGTGGGAATTGATGACCCATTGGGCAGAAACCAGAGGCACTGCTGGTGACAAGGCTGCGTTCCGCATCACCAACGTTGCACGGATGCTAAACAACGTCAACTTTTTGACTTATTCGTCTAAGTTGATGGCTGCAACAGACGATGCATTTACCATGATTTTGGCCCGTGCAAGGGCTAAAGAAAAGGCAATGAATGCTGCGTTTGAAGCACAGAGTGCAGGCATCATTCCTGACATCACGCCGCAAATGATCAAAGAAGTCGAAGCACGTGAGTATGCTGAGATCTTTGATGCTGTTGACGGTAGTGTTAGTGATGACATGTTGAAGTACATGAAACAAGAGGCAACTCTTACTAAAGACGTTACAGGTTTTGGTAAGTCTATGGATGCTTTGTTCGATTCACAGCCTCTCCTCAAACCTTTCTATTTGTTTGCACGAACAGGTATCAATGGGCTTGAGTTTAGCTTCAAACATGTGCCTGGACTTAACTTGTTTGTCAAAGAGTTCAATGACATCTGGGCAGCAAAGCCAGGTCAACTGGACAACGTCCGGCAGTATGGTATTACCAACGATCTCGAACTGGCAAACGCAAAAGCCTTGCAAAACGGCAGGCTAGCCGTCGGATCTGCTGTCACATTTATGGCATCTCAAGCCTATCTGAACGGCAACCTGAGCGGCAATGGACCTGCTGACATCGCTCTTAGACGTGTATGGGAAGCCGCTGGTTGGAAACCACGTTCTATTAAGTTAGGGGATGTATGGGTCAGCTATGACTCTATGGAACCTTTCTCCAACCTGTTTGCAATGATTGGTGATCTTGGTGATAACCAACGTCTGATGGGTGATGAGTGGGTAGAAAAAGGTCTTGTAGGAACTTCTCTTATCATGGCAAAAGGTCTTGTTACTAAGACCTATCTGCAAGGTCTGCAGCAAGTCTTTGACCTGTTTGGTAACGACCCTAAAAAGTTTGAGAAGATTGCAGCCAGTCTGATGAACAACACAGTACCGATGTCGTCTCTCCGTAACGAAATTGGTCGTGCTATCAACCCTGGTATGCGTGAACTCAGCTCTAGCTGGACCGATCAAATTCGCAACCGCAACCTCACTACTGAGTTCCTAGCTCAGGAAGAGCTGCCATATAAGTACGACATTCTCACTGGCAAAATCATCAACGATTGGCATCCTCTCACACGGATGTTCAACATGATTAGCCCGATCCAACTAAACCTTGATCCGTCACCGGGCCGTCAGCTTTTGTTGCGTAGTAACTACGACATGCGTATGTCTGTCTACTCAGCTCCTGATGGTACTAACCTTAGTGACTCACCTAAGGTCAGGTCATTGTTCCAAAAGGCTATTGGTGAACAAGGTCTGGAGGACAAACTTGCAAAGATTGCCACTGAACCTAGAGTAATCGAATCTCTTAAAGAGATGGAACAAGACATCCAATCAGGACGTCGTCGTAAAGATCCTATGTCATACCACCACAACGAAAGAATTGCATACGTCATCAATCGTGCACGTGCAAGAGCATGGGGTTCCCTACGTCAAGATGCAGATGTTATCCGACTTATTTCCGCACGGAAAAAAGAAGCAGGTGCTAAATATCTACAAAGTCAGGATTCAGAACGTAGTAACGCCCTATACGATCAGGCGCAAGAACTACTCAAACGTCCACGCTAACAAATTAACCTAAATGGCTGTCACATTTAATACTACTCCTGGGAACGGTACAACTGGACCGTTCTCTTTTTCATTTCAATATATTGATGAGACCGACGTCAAAGTAAGTATTGACGGCGTAACTCAAGCTACAACTGCATACACTTTTCCAACAGCCTCTACTATTCAATTTGTTTCGCTGACCCCCACCTCCAGCCAAACTATTCGTATCTTCCGTGAGACGGATGTTGATGACCTCAAGGCTACATTCTTTGCTGGCTCATCCATCCGTTCACAGGATCTTAACGACAACTTTGAGCAGAACAATTTTGCTGTTCAGGAAATTAAAGATCAGTACGTCACACAAGAAAATGGTTCATTCAGCACTAACGTTGATCTGAACGACAACAGGATCACCGATATGGCAGATCCTGTCAATGCTAAAGATGCTGTAAACAAACAGTACCTGGAGCAGGAAACCTGGGACAACGAAACTGAGACCCTGCACAGTGATGAGACTTGGACTGACGTAGATACCCAGATTGCAACTAGCAAAGCAATCGAGAATCGTATCTCTGCAAAGATCGACACAGCCCTTGAGACTGACGTGTTGGTTGACAGCACTGGTCTTAACAAGACTGGCACTGGTGGTCAGGTCACTTTGGGCATCACTGCCAACTCTGTTGATCTTGATCGCATCAAAAACAGCGACATCATCAACAACGCTGAGCAAGATGCACAAAATCCATCACCTACTGACAACAACATCTTTACTGCTCTTGCAGCAAAGACTCGCCACGATGGGCTTGTACAAACCGGTACTCCCTCTGGATCTACATTCCAAACCGGTAAGATTTGGTATCAAAATGATAACGACCAAACGTTGCACATTTGGGATGGTAGTAAATGGGATGGAGTTACATCTGGCGGTACGTTTACAAAGCTTGAAAAGGTTATCTATGTTGACTCTGTAAACGGTAACGACAACAACGAAGGTCACCGTATCTCTAACCCTAAAGCATCGATTAAAGCTGCTGTAGAGGCTATTAACAGTGACTCTACGTTTGGTGATGGCAGCGTTGTGTTGGTCGCTCCTGGCATCTATCAAGAGGCTGCACCTATTGACATTCAAAAGCGTGACGTCGCAATCATTGGTGCGTCTGTCCGTAACGTCATTGTTCACCCAACTCAGGCTACAGAAACAAACAGCTTGTTCCGCGTAAACAGTGGTACATACCTGCATAACATGACGTTTACAGGTGTGAAAGCTAGCGGTACTCGTGGTGCCACTGGATCACTCTGGGAAGACAGCACCTACGGTTTGCCTCCTACGCAAGGTTGGAACGTGTCGTTCTATCCGGACGCCATGATCTACAAATCTCCATACATTCAGAACTGCACTAACTTTTCTGACTCGGAGATTGACAACAACAACCTCAACTTCTATGCAGGTGATGAAGACAAAGGCCGCGCAGGTGACCTTGATTCTGCACCTACTGGTGGTGGTCTTCTTGTCGATGGTTCGACACCTCACGACGACTCTCCGCTCCGTTCTATGGTTGCGGACAGCTACACCCACACTGCACTGGATGGTCCTGGCATTTTTGTGACCAACAATGGTTACACTCAGATTACCTCTAGCTACGCTTTCTTTAACCACTTCCACATTGCATGTATCAACGGTGGACAGGCTAACCTTGCTGCATCAACTACTGATTTTGGTCGGTTTTCTTTGGTTGCAGATGGTAAATCTACTACCGACATCTTTGATGGTCTAGTCAAAGGTACACCCAGCTCCGGCGACATTACGTTTACTGTAGACGGTGTTGCTGCTAATTCTGGTTGGCACGGAACATCTCTACGACCTGCTAGCAACATGCTTGTAGAGGTTGGCGGTAACCTTTATCCAATCCTATCTTCTACTGTAGTTTCTTCTACTGAGTTTACGGTTACTATTAGTCGCCCTGACACTAACGACCGTACGCAAAACCTTGGTCTTTCTAACAGCCCTGCTGATAACTCTGCTGTTAAGTTCTACCTGCGATCTATGATTGCGTCCGCTGGACACACCATGGAATATGTGGGTGCTGGTGTAGACTATCGTGCACTGCCTGAGTATGCTGCAGGTACTTATGCTGTTGGTGCTGGTACAAGTCCCAACGGTGTGCACCAAGAGTCGCATCAAAAGAAAGAACTCAACGATGGTAAAGTTTGGGCTGCTATCACTGACCACAACGGTAAGTTCCGTGTTGGCGATACCTTTAGCGTTGACCAACAATCTGGTTTTGTCAGTATCCCTGCCGGTGCTTTGTCTGTCAACACACTGTTGGAAGACCTTAATGTCAACGGTAAGAAGATTAAGTCTGTCACAACTAATCAGAACATTGTCCTGGACCCTAACGGTACAGGCACTGTAGACGTTAGCTCCAGCCGTATCACAAGTGTTAGTGACCCCACTAGCGCACAAGATGCTGCTACTAAAAACTATGTTGACACCTTTGTAAACCAGACTGGTAACATTGCAAATGGTGCTGTTACTTCAGCCAAAATTGCTGATGGCACTATTGTAGAAGCAGATTTAGCAAATGATGCTGTTACTTCAGCTAAAATTGCAGACGGTACTATTGTAGAAGGTAACCTTGCAGACGATGCAGTTACATCTGCTAAGATTGCTGATGGCACCATTGTCAACGGAAACATTAGCGATGGCACAATTACAAGTGCAAAACTGAATGCAGCTACTGTTGTTACTAACAGCGAGCAAGGTACTGCAACTGCAAACGATACTTCGTTCTTTACTACTGCAGCGTCTGACGCACGTTACTTCAACATCAGTTCTGGCGATACCATCAAAGATGGTCAAGCGTTCCCAGATAACGACACTACCATTGCCACTACTGCTGCTATCAACGATAGAATTGTTGACTTGATAGACGATGTTGGTGGTTTTGTACCTATTGCAAACGAAACGTCGTTCCCAGCTGCTAACCCAGATGTCAATAATGGCACTGGCACAATCGTTAGTATTGGTGTTATTGGCACTAGCCGTACACCTTCTGGTGGCACAGTTACTATTGCAAACGGTGCTGGTTCTGGTAATACCGTTACTATTACTGGTTGCGGTAGCACGGTTCTGGCTTCTGGATTTGGATGCCTTGTCGAAACTACTTCGACTACGCATACCTATAGTTTCCACCGTCTGACTCCTAAGGCAACTGAAGTCACAACTGTTGCAGGCATTTCTAGTGATGTCACAACTGTTGCCAACAATATCGGTGATATTCAGACTGTTGAAAACAACATCAGTGACATCAACACTGTTGAAGATAACATTGCAAACATCAATACTGTTGCTGGTATTTCTAGTAATGTCACGACTGTTGCAGGTAATAACGCTAATGTAAGCACTGTTGCGGGCATTAGTTCTAACGTAACTACGGTTGCAGGTATTAGCTCTAACGTCACTACTGTTGCTAATAACGATTCAAACGTTACTGCAGTTGCAGGTAAGGCTACTGAGATTGGTCGCCTGGGCACCGCTGATGCTGTAGCGGACATGAATACGCTTGGCACAGCAGATATTGTATCTGACATGAACACACTGGCTACGTCCAGTAATGTCACTGCAATGAGCAATTGTTCAGACGACATTAGCAACATCAACACTGTTGCAGGTTCTATCAGCAACGTAAACACCACTGCTGGCTCTATTAGTAACGTCAACACTGTTGCATCTAACATTAGCAGCGTAAACGATTTTGCTGCACGTTATCGAGTCAGTTCAACGGCACCTACCACGTCTTTAGACGATGGTGACCTGTGGTTTGACACGACAGCAGATACCCTCAAGGTTTACAACGCTACTGCAGGTGCATGGCAAGCTGGTGTTACTAGCACCAGTGGTTTTGTTACCACGTCTGGTGCAACCATGACGGGTCAGCTGACTACCATTACTCCTACTGCAGGTGGTCACGCAACCAATAAAACCTACGTTGACGGTACAATCGACTCTAAGATCGACACTGCATTGACGTCTGATGTGGTTGGCGGTACTGGTATTACTGTTAGCGATGACACGCCTGGCAGCGGACAGATTACTGTTGCTGTGACTGCAGGATCTATTGGTGCTACTCAACTGGCTAGCACTGCTGTTACTGCTGGCACCTATGGCGCAAGCCAAAGCGGTGTAGCGTCGTTCACTGTTGATGCTGATGGTCGTCTGACTGCTGCGAGCACGGACACAAGTCCGACGTTTTCTAGCACTGTATCGTCAATAAACTCAACAAGTTATGCGCTTATTGGTGAAAATAATTCAACCAATGCCTCCCTTCAGCTCAAAAACCAAGGCAGTGGTCTACTGATTGAAGCCATGGCACCAACATCTGCTGGTGGTGCTTCGGTATTTACTGTTGCAAATAACGGCTCTGCCACATTTAGCGGTAACGTAACCCTGCAATCCGACCTGTACATGGGAGACGGCGACCAGATCCGGCTTGGTGCAGGCGAAGACCTACGGCTTTATCACTCCAGTAATGAAAGTTCTATCAATAACTACACTGGTAATCTTTTTATTCAGAATTTTTCTGATGACAATAATGTAGTTATTAAAACGGACAACGGCTCTGGTGGCACATCAAATTACATTGTTTGTAATGGCAGCGATGGCACAGTTGGCCTTTATTACTACGGTGCCGAAAAGCTACTCACCAAATCAGACGGCATCGACGTAACAGGAGAGGTCCAATGCGACTCCCTAGATGTTGATGGTGCGGCAGACATTAGCGGAAATGTCACTTTGCACAACAATCTTGATTTGCAAGATAGCAAGAAGTTACTCCTTGGCGCAGGTGATGACCTAGAGATTTATCACGACGGCGTTAATAGCAACGTTGTAAATAACACTGCCGACCTTTACCTCCAGTGTACTAGCGATGATATACTTATCCGTGCTGCTGATGACATTTTTATTCAGCCCGCAAACGGAGAGGACGGCATCAAGGTTCATGGCAATGCTGACGTACAACTTTTTTATGACAACGTTTTAAGGTTTTCTACCGCAACCGATGGTGCTTCGATGCACGGCAATCTTGGTTTCGGGGATGGCGACCAGATTGCAATGGGTCAGAGCAGTGACCTACGCATTTATCACGACGGCAGCCATTCATATATTGATGATGCCGGAACAGGCGATCTTTATATCAGGTCTAATCGTACACGCATTGGTAAATACACTGGCGAAGATGCCATCGTCGTCAATGCTGATGGAGATGTTGAGATTTTCCATGACAACAGCAAAGTCTTGGAAACATTTTCTGGCGGCGTCAACATTCTTGGCGAGCTTGAGTGCGACAGCTTGGATGTTGATGGTACAGTTGATATTGATTCAAGCAGCTCATCTGAAGTTACAAGTATTGATACTCTTGTAAACAGCGGAGGCAACAACAGAGTAGCAATTAAGACTCAAGCTAATACAGGCGGTGACCCTTATGTTTACTTTGACGCTGGTGGCACTAACTTTGTTGTTGGCAAGAAATACAACGGCAGCACTAACAACATAATGCGTATTGGTGCTGGCAATAGTATGGGTTCTGTCAGTGGCATTGATATTACTGCTGGTGGTCATGTGCTGCCTACATCAGATGGCAGTTTGGATCTGGGATCCAGTTCTAAACGTTGGCGCAACGTCTACACCAACGACATGAACCTTAGCAATGAAGGTAGTGCTAACGATGTTGATGGAACCTGGGGTAGCTGGACTATTCAAGAAGGCGAGGACGACCTGTTCTTGCTGAACCGCCGTAACGGCAAAAAATACAAATTTAACCTTACGGAGGTAAACTAATGGCTATTAAATACTCTGCTGGCGCTGACCATGTTGGCGCTTACCGCAGCCCGCAAGAATTGAAGCGAGGTGGATTTTCTAGTGGTGTCTATAAATTTGACACGCCTAACGGAGGTGTTCAGGACGGTTATTTTCTTAACTGTTCTGGCTCCTCCCAGGGCGGCGATTTTGGCTGGGTGCTTGTCGCTAGGTGGAAAGGTGGTACTAACAGCAGTCAACCTAACAGTGACGAGATGGCTCTGTCGTTCAAGACAGCCATTACATCCTCAAGAGGCATGGATGACGTTTCCATTAGCGGTGCAAGCCAGTTTTCTGCTGATTGGGGAGACTACAGGCCGACTGAAATTCGCGTCATAACCTACAACAACGCCTCAGACATTCTTGGAAGTCGTGGCGTTGATTTTATCTACAAGACAGGCAATTATGACTCGGTTGGTGACGCTTGGTGGCAAATTATGTCAAACAACCAAGCCGATGATCGCGGTTTTTACACAACTCGAGAACTTGAAAATCGTGGGATAGACGGAACTAGCAACACAAAAGGTGGTCAAAGATTTATGAGCGCAAGAGATGGTAAAGGCAGGTGGACTAACAACAACTATCAGTACCATCGACAAACTGATTACAATGCTTCCTCTGCAGCAGTAATTCAAAACGGATTTATTACTCCTACAAGCAACATGTGGAACCCATATAACGGAACATTAGAGTCCAAATGGACTGTATCTGCAACAGATAGCAATTCAGGTCAAGATACGGATTCATCTGCTATGATCGGCTATGATGATGATAGGTATGCACATTACGACGCAAACCAGAGCGACGTAGGCGATAACTCTGAGCGCAGAGATTTCAATGCTGGTTACTGCTGTACCATGTGGCTCCGATGAACAAAACCAATCACAGGCTGGGTGACGCACTGCGAGCCCTTTACCCTAAAGCTGACAGACCTGCTGGATGGTGGGAGTATAACGGTGATTATGACTCCCTTGTTTGGCAGTTTCCAGCCAGTTTTCCGAAACCATCTCGTGAAACTGTAGAAAACAAACTTACTGAATTAAATAATGCAGGTCACCTTGCCAATCTTCGTGAAGAGCGCAACAAGCGTCTTGCCGAGACTGATTGGTGGGCATTGTCTGATTGCACTATGACTGATGAACAGTCTGCTTATCGGCAAGCGTTACGTGACCTGCCAGCTAACACTGCTGACCTTGCAAACCCTACTTGGCCTACAAAACCATGATCGCTCTTATTCGCCCCGTATTGATGTCGTTTCTTAACAGCGACAAAGTGAAGCGCCTGATTGTTGACATGCTCCGCAAACTTGCTGAGAAGTCTGACAACACTGTAGACGACGCAGCCGTGGACGTTCTTGAACGTGGCTTGTTTGGTGATGGCTGATGGATTTAGGAGAGCCACCGGTACTCCCGTCTCTACGGCTCCCTGAACCCCTTCTTTT